ATGGACTCTTATTCCATTTCACATAGTCATTAACTTGAGGAGTGTAAGAAGGCATATTCCAGGGGGTTGAGTTTAAGTTGCATGGCAGAATAGGGAGTGGTTGAACTTATATCAACCTCCTCTCCTATTTGCTTTGAGTTGATTGGTGCGTGGTAGGTGTTTGTTTTGGTGTTGTAGTATCCCCAGATACAATGAGATTCAGTGTAACCATTGAAAGTAAACCCACGCTCAAAAACAGTCCAAATTGATATAATGTTACGTTTCGGTTGAAGCGTTGCATAGCGATAACCCTTCGGTGCAATGTGGGGAAAGTCATTAGGTAACTCACACATCAGGAACAGCACGCAAACGGTTAGGGTTATATCCGTCTGCTAATAATCTATCCAACGTTACCTTTGCTTGTTCCTTTGTCAGACCTTTGTAGTCCTCAACTAACTCCCAACCTACTGTGTCCAGTTCTTCAATACGATACAGTTTTTCCATAACTCCTCAGGTGGTAAATGCCTCAATAACTCCTGACTCATACTCATCAGATAACTTAAACTTCTGTGCCTTTACAACACTTGGCATAATGAGATGGTTATATTCATCATCAAAACCTTCTTCATCAGCAAGTAGTTGAAATGCTTCCGTATCGTTCTCTGCAATGAGGTTCACAACTCCACCATACTCGGATGATGGAAACGGAACCCAATAGTCAACAATATAAAGACTTTTCATTGGTGTGTGTAAATTACTCCTCAATTGTAGTGTAATAATTCGTGTTTGTCAAGCAGTTATACTGTCGCTTTAACTCATACTTGATACCATACAACTTACCACACATGTAGTTCTCATATGCATTTCCTTTCAATAGACTCAGTAGGTTCTCAACTTGCATTTGTGCCAAGATAATCTTTTCCTTCTCAGTCATGTGGTAGAAACTCCTCCATCAAATAGTCAACAGTAACCTCCATCTTCGCAGCACTACTCTCTAAAAACTCATCCATAAGTTCAGGTGCATCCTCTTGCATCACTGCTAAAGTCTGATACCACAGTTTAGTAGGAAGGGATGACATCGTTTCGGAGTCCTGTTTCTGTTCGGTCAAGAGTTTCCCATACTGAGTGGAGTTTGTCGTACAATGCTGTTGCGGATCCATACTCTCTTGCAATGCGATGTTCATCAATGTTTTCTAATAACTGTAAGGCAGATAGAATAACTCCTATCTCATGCACATTTAAGTTGACACTGACATCTCCTTTCTTCATACATCCTCCATAAGAACTACTCCATTATATCATATTAGCAAAGTTTGGCACCCACCAGACTTGACATTCTTCACCATCAAACCATTCACTAAACTCCTCAAAGACTGCACGACAGTTGTCCTCTTCGTCCGCTTCTGCAAAACATTCACACAGTCCCCACATATCATCACTGATACTATCAATGAGTTCCATGCGGTCGTCCATCGTCATCTCAGAGTTGTTCATGTCAGTAAGTTAGTGAAGAGGACAGTTTTTCGTGAATTGAAACTAAGTCAAAGACATGATGTTCTGACTCAGATAAGTCTTGCGACTCAAGAAGTTGCAGGAGAATCTTTATCTCCTTCTGAGAAAGTTCTAGCATTTCCATCACTCAACAGGCATCAAAGACTCGAGCACTTCCTCATCATAGAGGTCAATAACCTCTTCCTTAATATCATCCTCACCCCAGTCTTTAATACCGTCCATGATACTGTCAAATGCAAACTGCACTAAACTATCCATATCCATACCGTCAATGATCATGTTAGTGTAGTTCTCTTTCAGTTGGAGAAGTTCGGAGTCGTTCATGATGTTAGGGTCAGTAGGAAATGAAACGAAAGACATCAGTAGTCGTAGTTAGCGTTCAGATACTCATTGACATCAAACTTGTTCTCATCATCTAAGTCCTGCATTTCAGGAATGTCATAGATCTCACCAGGAGCGTCTGCAATGTCAAAAAAGTCGTTCATGGGTGGTTGTCTCAACTGAAGTTAGTATAGGGCAAAAAGCGGTCAGCGGAGGTCACCGTGGACCACTACGTCAGCTGGCACACGGGAGATGGTGTAGCGACTGATCTTCTGGGAGAACGGACGCCATGCCTCCACTGCCTCGTTCACCATGCGGTTATGCTGACGATCGGCACCCTTGGCAGTGCTGCAACGCTTGCACTTGCGGAAGTAGATGATGGGGTGCTCGGGAGACTCAAAGGTGTCGATCTCAACCTTGTAAAAGACGTGAGTGGCGCTCATGGGGTCGTTCCCTTGACTACCTTAGTAGTATAAGGGCAGAGTGGGGGCAGAGTCAGGGGCAGTGTGCCACCTTCTCAACTGGCACCAAAGCGGGTGTTCTGGAAGTTGGCGCGACTGAACCCCTCCCGATAGACTAACTTGAACATGCCAAACTCATTGGCATAAACATAACCCTCAGCATCAACTTTGTCGAAACCTAGGTAAGCAGTGGGTCCATTGTTGCGACAAATACTCAAACAGTCCTCCTTAATAGCCTTGACAAGTTTCCACAAACGAATTAGGTTGCGGTCGCAGTCGCAGGCGAGCACCAGTGCCTCCTCGTCCAGTTCGGCACCGATTTTTATGAAAGTGTTAAACACCTTCTTCATTTTCTTCGCTTTCTTATCATCAACAAACTCACACATTGTTGCCATCTGCTTGGCAAACATCACAACATCCATTACATCATCAAACTTGTCAGAACCATATGCAATCCATGCCTGAGGTTTGACAAACTTACAATGGAAAGTATCCGTCAAACTGAAGTTCAACGGTTGTGGAACTGCATTGCGAAGATCATCCTGAACGTCGTAATATGTGTGTGGTGCAATGATAATGTTCTCAGTTACTACCTTGGAGAAAGTATAGGTAATAGTATTGGGAGTATATTCATCCTTACCACCTACACCGATAAAGTCACCTTGAATAACCCAAGGTGTGCGTGGCAGGTTATCAAAACACTCATGCAAAATCTCTGCTACTACGCCCTGATGGTTTGCATCAATATCCTCATGCGACTCATTGATCTTTATCTTTACCTTATTGAATACACTCTTTGTGCCTACAAAGAAGTTACCAGTTGCAGGGTTACGTCCCCACACAATAGCAGGAGCACCATCAAACTTAAGACTCAACTTACCATCAGTGACAAACCAGTTAAGTGCAGAAAGATCACCAGTAAGGATGGTATCTTCGGGGTGTTCGATGTGAGTGTTTTGCATCAGTTTCAGGCGTTGATAGAGAAGAACATGTGGTCAGAGTCTAACACATCACAGGCAGGACCTGTCCAACCGATAGAACGAATGTCAGTATATTCGTCACTATCTGATAGCATAACCGTTGCAGTCTGGTCCAGGTAATGCTCAGGCAACTCATTCAGAAGTGCTTTGAGTTCGCGGTAAGTACCACGGTTCCAGTCAGTTTGAGGAATGTACATTTCAGTTCAGGATGTGACGGTAGTCGATAGTCTTGATGCAGTAACCTGAGGCAGATGTGAGTTCTTCGACTAAATCATCACCATCATCTGCCTCCCAAAATGTGCCAACATAATCATCATAAAAGTACTCAGTTTCTTGCTCAGTCATGGAATACAAATCATCCCCAAAGTCAAACTCGATGTAGGTGATTTGGAATTGCATCAGAATAACTCCAACTGAGCAAACATTAGGTGGTCGTCACAACTATCAGAGTCGTGAAGGTCAAGCATATCAGTGTCAACATGCTTGACCAGTTTGCTGAAAAGAAAATCAACAAACTCTCGGTTTTCTTGTGTGATCATTCTCCGAACATTTCAGTGTAGAGGTCAAGGTTCTGGTTCTTGTACTTCTCATTGGTCAACCAAATCTCCTGCTCAATCCAGGCAACTTCTGCCCGTGCTTTAAGCAAACGCTCACGGAGTTCGTAGTTACGTTGGTTGCGCTCGGTGATGGTCATGTGTCCTTTGCTGATGAATGTATTATAGGAGGTCCAGGCGTTTCAGCAACCAGTTGTAGACCAGTTCAGAGAGTGGCATAGTATCAGCAGTAGACGGGAGAGTAGTCAGAACCGTTGTATGCTTCCAGGTTAAAGTCCAGGACTTGAGCACCATTGGCGATGTACTGGTTGATGTCATACAGAGCGTCAGACTTAACACGGGTGGTGAAAGAAGTCATCTCAGTCTCCTCACCCTTGTGCCAGATGACACGCTTGACAAAACGCTTACCAGTGCCAACGGGGAAGAAGTCGATGGTAGTGGCGGAGGTTTGGAGTTGCATAGGGTTGTGTCCCTGTCGATGCTCTTATTATAGGGTGGAATGGGGGCGCTTGCCGCCCCCCTGTGACACTTCTTCAACTGGATCAGTTGATGGTAAAGTTGGGAGCCCAGAGTATCTCCATTGTATCTTCTGGGTTACAATCTAACCACTCTCGCCACTCACAATAAACCGAATAACACTCCTCTTCTTTATCAGATGTATGTTTATCGTTGCATATATCTACAACCATATCCAGAAGGTTGTTTAGAAGCTCAACCTGAGATTCGCTCGCCATGTTCATAAGTTGTGCCTCCCGAGTACCCATTTATTATAGGGCATCAGGGCACGTCAGGCGAGGACGTGCGCCACCTCTTTGACTGGCACATAGTTAGTTACAAGAACCTCAGAAACATCCAGAGTGGAAGTTCCTCTACCAGCAGTGTACTTTGCTTCCATTTCGATGATGTTGCAACCAGCAAAGTTACGCTCATAGAAACCATCGTGAATGTCTTTATTAGAGTACCCAAACTTACATCCAGACCCCGTAAGATAGTTTGCTAGTCTAACTTGGTCCTCCTCAGTAAAACCACCTTGATACAACACAACGCTGTCACGATACGGAGGATCAGCATACAACCAGTCACCTTCTTGTGGTTGATGGGCAGCAAAGTCTCCTGTGGTAATAGTTGCTCTTTTCAGAAACTCTGCCACAGTAAAGATCTTTTGACGGTCGAAGAACGCCTGCTTTTGTTGACATGTGCCAGGAGGAGTTGAATACCTTCCATTACACTTATGGTACGCTTTCCACATACCATTGAAGTTCACTTGTAGCATGAACATCAACAACGAAGAGAGATAAACGTCAGACTTACTCTCATGGTCCTGGCAATAGATCTCACGCAGTTCGTAATAGTATTCCTTACGCTCTTCTGGTGTAAGAGTCAACCATTTAGTCACACACTCCTGCCACTCATTTACAACTTCATTGGTATGATTTGCCAGAGTAGAATACAGCAGTGTCAGTTCACCATTCCAGTCGTTGATAACAAACTCTTTCTTGGGGTAGTGCTCAAATACCCACAAAGAGTTAGTGAGACCACCAGCGAACAGATCTACAAAGCGTGTGAAGTTTTCAAGTGGAAAGAAGTGTGGTTGATACTGTTGCATCATCCGCTGTTTAGAACCAGTCCACTTAAACAAAGGTTGAATCTTAGTTTTCATCTTCACACCAGGAATTGATCAATTGTACCACGGTTTTCACCATCATGCAACCCAGCAACCTCAACTAGAACCTCCCTAGTGAGCATACTATAAGGCAGAACATGAACGTTCTCAGCAATATCCCCACGCTCCTGAGATTTTATCAGTTTGCGAGTGAACAACTTGGTACATTTATCAGTTTCTTTCTTACCCTCAGTGATGTAAAGTACGGTACGAGTACCATAGCAACCATCACGAAGTTTCTCCAAGTCGAAGAATACTTTCTCCTCAGTAGTGCCGCTCTTATCACCACCTTTCAACTCGATGATGGCATCAAGTTCGGGACAATATCCATCAGCAAGGAAATACTTAAACCCACACTCTGCATATTCGGGTGGTACATCATGTTTGATAGTACCTTCATATTCAATACCAGCAGAGATGCACTCACCTTTGTTTTTTACAAAGGTAAAACCATTTACATTGAAGAACTCACGAAGCATTAACTCACGCTGTTGTCCAGAACGTGCTGCACCGTGGGCATCAGAAGAGTTTTGATTTTCGTAAGACATTTCACCTCCGAATACTTTGATATTATACTGCCTCTCTCAGGCGGTTTGGGAAAGGTCGAACCACTTCATCAACTGGCACACCATAAGTGTCCGTTAGGTACATTTCAAATAGTCTTTCTTCTTCTTCTCTTGCTTCTACCTCGTGTGGTTGATACCAATACTCCCAATTTTCCACTGGTGTTTTACAATAACACAATTTTCCGTATCGGTGCCGCAGGGAACCGCGTATCCACTGTGCCAGGTGCGTCAGTTCATGCAAAAGGGTTTTTACATACAAATCCTTATCCATGTAGGTATCCAACTCTATAAGAAAGTGTCGGGGACGATAGGCATCACCTACAACGTCACAATACCCATAGACTGCCTCACGTTTCAGTCCACGATGCACAATATCCACCGTGATTTTGTGGTTAGGAAAGAAGTTATTCAGAAACCAAGAGGTAACATCCTCGCAGAGTTTCTTAGAATAACCATATCCAGAATGGCAGATGTAAGACATGAACCCCAGTGAAGAAACCAAACAAAAGAACTAATGAAAAGAAGTTTGTGAGTTGTAGTCAACCCCATGCCTCCATAAACTCACTCAGGTGGTAAGTATCATCGGTGCAAGTTTCCTCAATGAGTTCATCATAAGACATGTCTTTTAACATAGTGAGGTAGTCTTCTGGTTCAATGTCTACCCCAGGTTCGAAGTCATCATGACATAACCACACATACTCATGGTAAAGTGCGTCGATGAGTTGTTCTTTTGACGGGTTCATTTTCTTTGTTGAGATGATTAAACCAGGGGGAAAAGAGTGCTAGTGCTGCCCATACAACACTAGCAAGAATGATGAGAATGTATATCATCGAGCGTAGAGATAACCACCTGCCCAGTCTGCATGTTGCAGCAACCACTCACGTTGCTCCATGATTCTCAGGTCATAACGAACACCTTTGGCAGGAGACTTCCAGGAAGCAGACTTATACAGTTCGCCAGTCTTCTTGTCTACAAAAGCATGAACGGAGCGGGAACCATGAGCATCCATGATGATTTTGAAATACTTACGTCCCTCCTCAATGTAGAACTTATAGGTGGGAGCATCATAACCACCAACTTTACCATGGTTGCGGGACTTAAAGTTGTCCACGAGAGCATCACACAGCATCAGAGTCCACTTGCGGACATTAAGTTGGATGGTGTTACGGGCGTCTTGCTGGGCAGCGTAGTCAGCGAAGGTGGTGGACATCGGTTGCTTGCGTATGAACGTATTATAGGGCGTCCTAGACGCCTCTGGCGGGTCAGTATGCCAGTTCTACATCTGGCACATATCCATCATCTTCCCAAAGGTATCCCATCCAGTCATGTGGGTTAGTTTCATACAACTCATGCTCACGAAACTCTTCAATTAACTCAGACAAATCCATGGGAAAAACCTCAGCAACGTTTGATATTATAGCAGATGATGGACTAATCCGTCAGTCCGCCAGCAGGAATAGCAACCTGCATTACATTGTGGGGAAGGTAGGGGTTAGGACGAACATCGTGGCAAGTCCACTCACCGTCAACGAAATGATAAGTATATTCTGCACCGTAGTTGTGGTCGGCAGCACACAGGAACTCATTCAAGTCCTTGTAGAGTTGTGGTGCAACACTCTCCATAGACTCACCACGAGAGGTGTAGTAAAGAGGACCAGACTCAGGCAGCGTTTCGTTGTTCCATCCTGCATTAGTGTAGACGCAGGACATATCGCCACCGTCGATCAGTTTATCAACCTTAGCGACAGTATTGTACTTGTCACGAAGCATACGACCGTTGTACTCAGGATAACCATCGTAGTGGCAGTAGACACCGAGGATGCTACCGTCAGAGAGTTGTTTGCCGATAAGGGAGCGGGTGCCCATGAGGTCTCTTGTGTTGATGAACTTATTATAGGGCATGAAAAAGGGGGCAGCGATGCCCCCTGTGCCACTTATTCAACTGTCACACTCAGTCGTCGTAGACTCTACACTCAGACGCATCTGGGTGAGTATCACAATAGAGTTCAAGTGGAGTAGGATCGTGTGACTCACCAGGGTGGTTTTCTTTATATGCTTTCAGTGCTTCTAACTCTTCTTCTGTGTGTCGGCGTGACTGTGGTGAGATAGTAGGGTCACTCAGAAGTTCCTCATCCTTCTGAATGTGCTTGTCGATGTTTTCCATGTTTTGTATCGGGATAATACTTATTTATTTTGGTCGGGAGTGTTAGACTGCTTACCTTCAAGACTTCTCACCATAAGTTCAGCGAACTTTTCCATCTTATGAGCGGAAACTGTCTGTGGAGAGTAGGTAATTGCCTCTTTTAGTGCCACAAGTTCGTTCCATTCCTCTTGTGTGAGGTTAGAATTACCAGTTTTGGCAAGTGTCATGAGTCATTTGCAATGTGTCTCAATGTTAGCATCCTATAACATAAGTATCTAGAAACTTAATTGTTTCTTTGGGATCTTTGTTACAGAACTTAGTCATCGAAGAAAGAACCAAAGGAACCACTGTCGCCAGGTTTCCTGTTTTCTATCTTATCAATGAGAGCATCTGCACTGATAAGGTTATCAATTTGCATGATCATATCAGCGATATGCTTACCAATAAATGGTTTTTCTTGACGCGCTGCAAATGCCAAAGCATTACGAAGTGATGACTCCGCTTCTCTCAAACTGTTCTCAACAGACTCACTCAATGCCACTCAAACGTTCCTCACATTTACGATAGAAAGTACCATTAACATAGCAAGACTTTCCAGATTCATAATACTTTACCACATTAGGTTTGTTATTGTCAACTACACAGTAGTCGCCTTGTCCAGTAGTCAAACCTTCTGCACACATTGTTAGAACTAGGGGTGCAAGAAGTTTAAGAGTGTACATTACTTGTTGCGATCAAAGTTGTAGTAGTGGTGAGAATGTTTGGCATCAAGTTCTGCTCTCTTGTTGTAGTATTCTGCCTCACGCATGTTATATTCACGACACTTTTCTTTGTCTGCCGCTGCATCACACATGGCATCCATTTCTTCCTCAGTATATTGTTCTGGGCGATAGGTTTCTTCCCAGAAGTCAACCCAATCTTTCTCACTCGCTTCCGAAAAGGGCGTGGTCTCGTACTTTCCCAGGAAGTCATCAACAGGTCGATGACCTTTCATAAGTGAGAGAAGTTCAATACTTTTAGTCAGATGCTTTTTATGATACTCTACACTCTCATCCACACACTTAATAACAGTATTGTAGATGTCTTGTGGTGTAAGATCTTCACAGTTCAAAGCATCATTGACCCAGTTATCAAGTTGTTCGAGAGAATACTTTTTGTAGGAAAAGTCACTGCTGAGGGGAACGTTCGAGTTCATCGAGGAAGTCCTTTATTGCTTGCTCCATGATAACCTGAACTTCTTTCTGTGTCAACCCATTTAACCAAGACCATTTTGAGTCTTGTGGGTCCCAGTCCATTGTGAAGGAACCGTCTTTGTTTTGTGTTATTTTAAGACTGTCGGGACTATCAGCACTCATCACAGTTCTCATTCATTTTTTTCCAACTCTTACGAATTTTTCTCAACTCTTTGAGTTCCATTTTAATGTTTTGGTATGCTGTCTCAGCATCAATCTTGCCACCCATTTCCATGGCACAAATCATATCAACTCGAGTCCCAAAGTGACTCAATGCCTTCTCAAAACAGTCCAAGTCTTCATACATCGGTCTTATGCTCCGCTAGAATATCTATGCGAGCATCAAGAGAGTTCCAACACTCATAAAGTGCATTAGACTGACCTGTCATTTCTTCTTCAAGAAGACGAACTTTATCTTCAAGTTCCTGAATTTTTTGTTCCAATACTTCAAGGGGAGATGGTTCTTGAATTCCCCACTTTTGAAAGAACCAATAAGGATTTTGTTTAGTCATGAGTCGATAGTTCTACATTAAGTTTATGAATTTCACCTTGAACCCATATCATTTCTTGTTGAAGTCTGGCAATCTTTTGGTCATGCGATTGTATCCAGTCATAATGTAAGTTTTTATCAAAGTCTGGTTCGGGAAGATTATACTTTTGAGCAATATCTTGAGGTGGTGCTTCTTCTACCCAAGGGTATAAGCGATACTCAAGTTCTGCTGCTATTGTCCACAAAAAGACCCTGATTCTAAACAACATTACAACTTACCACCAACTACTCCATCATTGACGATACGACTATTTTCTTCATTCCAACCTTCTTGTAATCCTTTGAGATAGAATCGTGTCATGCGAATACAAGTTTCTTCATTTAGAGCGGAAACCAAACCATTGTCGTCTTTGTCATAACTGTGCCAGAGAAAGCGTGCCTTTACAACATAAAAGCAGTCATCAATCAGTTTCTTTTCCGTCATTAGGTTTCTTATTAAATCCAAAGGGTAGTGCTTCTGCTTCTTTCTCAGCACGAAGTTTGTGTGCTAAGGTGCATACATTCTCGGTAACTTTGAGTACATCTTCTACCTTAGTATCGGCAGGCAGACGATGCTTAATATGCTCATAGATTGGAAAAAAGATGTCTGCCGCTTCAAATACTTCTTCAAGTGTTAGTGGTTTAGTATTCATTTCTTCTCAATATCAGGATGGGGAGCATACAGTGGACCTTCATAGTTGTGTGGACGGTTCACTCTATTTTCAACTACAGTCTTGTGGAGTTGTTTGAGTGCTGCTACAACTTCGGGAGTTTCTTCCCAAGTCCATACATCTCCAGTTTTTCCAGTGAATGTGCGTTGAGTCATTTGTTTAAGTGCTCCAATACTTTGGCGAAGTGCATATCGCCGTGGATGTAACCTGCAACGATTATAGCACCGACACAGAGCATTAGCAAGCCCAGAGTCAGCACAATCATCACATTATCAGGTAGTTTTTTTATGATCATACTCAATCACAATCTGCTTGTGTTCTTGACGACCATTTGTGATAACCTTGTGATACCATTTACCACCCAACTCTTTTGCCAGTTGGTCAACACGATAGCGCGAATACTTACGTTCTTCATTCATACTTGTACCCCATAAAAATAATGTCTTTCTTTGTCATTTTATATCTTGTGATGTGCTTCTTACGATGCTCTTCACACTGAAAGTAACATGTGCGTTTCTCAGTCCCATCTTTATAGACAAGTTTCCAAGGAAACATATCATGAGGAAACTCTACTTCCTTATCAACTACTACAACAGGTTCAGGTGCTGGTTTAGTTTTAGTCCTGGGTTTAGGTTTAGGTGTTACCTTTGCCTTTGGTTTAGGTGCCGTCTTAGGTTTAGGTTTGGGTGCTACCTTTGCCTTTGGTTTAGGTTTGGGTGCTACCTTTGCCTTTGGTTTAGCAGCAGTTGGTTTCTTTACTGCTGGTTTTTTATTTACAGTTTGTTTGGACATTTGGTAACTACGCTAGAAACAGCGATGGCACGAATTTCAAGGGGAGATGCATCATTGATGATCTTGATAACATTATCAGGACCGTACTGTTTGTTTGCCATACTGTAAGCAAGCAAAGTAGACTTAACGACATCCTTTTCAGTTTCCATCAATGCGCAGAAGTCTGCTGACATTGTATTAAGCAATGCCGACAAAGTAAGTTCTAACATTATTCTTTTTTGTCAAAATACTGTTCAAGTTCTTTGGCAAGTTTCATTGAACGACGCCATATCATATATTTTACCACAGGATTGCGTGGGTTGTGTGTTATCCACCACCACTTACGTTGAACGTGAAACTTTACTATCCCAGTCACATAGTAAAAAGCAGCAGCAACACTTTCATCAGTTACGATGAAGTATAATGCCACAGCAAATATAGCAAATACTATGTAGTGGGAGTCCATTAGTTGAACTCCTGGTTCCTACGCTCGTCCAAGTAACGGATAATTTCTTCTCGCCACTCCATCAACTCATTGTAACACTTTTGGTTATGAGCACATTGTCGGAGTTCGTGGTCTGGTTTGAGAACACTTTCATAGAACAAACCAAGTGCATCACGGCGCTTTTCGTGTTTATCAGTCATAGGAACTCCTCAAGAGTTGACGTTTGCTTCTTCTGTATTTTAATCTGCTTTTTGATGAAGTCAACAGATTGTTTGTAAGTCTTAAACTCTCCAACATGCTTGCCATTATGTATAATGGCAAACCCTTTATTTTTACCAATGAAAGGAATTGCTGCCCACATTCCATCGTTTGTTACATAACCTTGGGGATCACCTGCCTTAGGGTCAAGAATACCAGGGCGTTCGATGTGAGGTTTAAGAAACTTTTCCATCAGAAAACAGCAGTAACACCAATAACTTTTGCGTTAGGGTTGCGAGCAAGGGCAACTTGTCGTGCCTCTTGATAGTCCCGTGCCTCTACAAATTCGTCGAATACTTTACCAGCAACGAACAGTTGAACTTTACAGCGCATGGGTTTCGTTTTGTTCCTGAGTACAGTATAGGAGGTTTGTCAGAGGATTCTGTGTTTGATGTGACACTTTGTGGTCTGTCACAAAGGTGTCTATCTTATCATAAGACTCAATCCAGTCCTTCGCTTTTTCAAAGTATTCTGGACTGTTTTCGATACCAATATATTGACGGTTAGTATTCATACAGGCAATGATAGTTGAACCAGAACCCATGCAGTTGTCTAGGATGACATCACCTTCATTGCTGTATGTTTTGAGGAAATACTCAATCATCGACACAGGTTTCTGTGTGGGATGAAACTTCAAAGGGTCATCGTTGTTGATGACAGGGAACTGCAACACATCGCGGGGATAACGTGTAGTTCCACCACCAGGATTGCCCAGTCGCTTCTCAACATGGTTATAATTGCGTTTTTTATCTGGCGCAGGCATATTGTCCTTCGGCAGCACCGCGTTCATTGGTTTATGTCCATGTGTCATCTGGGGGTTGTAAGTTGGCAACTTACGATAAAACACCAGCACATTCTCATGTGCTTTCATTGGCATCTTCTTGGCATTAAGATGACCAGTTGCCTTATTCTTTTCCCAGATCCATTCATACTTGAAATACTTCAAGTTAGAACATGCCAATACCTTATCAAAAGGTGGTTGTGCAGTGAGAACAATAGCACCATTCTCTTTTACAACACGATGATACTGTTCCCACAACTCATTGAAGGGAATAAGACAGTCCCACTCATTCTGAGTAGTGCCATAAGGAAGGTCACAAAATACCATATCCACACAACCATCAGGAAGTGTGGACATTACTTCTAAACAATCTCCTTGAAATAACTTATTCATCGACGAACAATAGAAATAGCAGGTTGACCTTGGTTGAACACAGTATCTACTACTGCTTGAACACTCTTAGCGGTACTGATACCCACTTTATCATAAACAGGCACACAAACCAACCCAAAGGTCTTAGAAGTGCCACCCAGACGAATCACACGCCCGATAGACTGGGAGATACCAATGTAGTCCATGTTACGCATAAACAACACTGCTTCCAGTCCGCTGACGTTGATACCCTCAGACAGGATGCTGTGGTGAAGAACCACGAACTTCTTAGAGGTATCTTTGCCCCAAGCATTGAGAGTGTCAAAGAACACCTCACGGTTGACTTTCTTCCCGTCGATAACACCACCAGTCTTGGCAGTGATATACATGCAAGAATAACCACGCTCAGACAACTCTTTGCGGAAGTCAGACTCACTCAGCAGTTTGACAATCTGCTTGGTAGAACGAGCACAGATAAGAATCTTATCCAGACTATTCTCATCAATGGTATCCAGCAGGTTCTGAGAGTCACGGTCAGCAATCATCTGCTTGTCCTGAACCATATCCAGTTGCTTCACAACAACCTTAGGAGGCAGGATGTAACCTTCCTCAACCAACTTAGGAGCAGGAACGTTACAGATAACAGGACCATAAACCTCAGGGTCGTTCATCCCAGGCTTGGAAATAGTAACAGAGTGCTTAGGAGTAGCAGTGAAGAAATAGCAGCGGTCAGCAACAGCAGAGAAGTGCTCCGTAGCAGGAAAGAAGTTACGTTGAACCGAATTGTGCGCTTCATCAAAGTAAATGGTATTGACTTCAACATCTGCCTGTTGCAGACGATGCAGAGAATGATAGGTGGTGAAGATAATTACATTCTCACCAGCAGTCCGTGCAGTGTTGACGAACAGGTTGATCTTACTAGGGTTAGTGGTAGAGAAGTGATGAGTTTCACCACTGTGAACATGAAGAATATGAGTATTGGTAGTATCAATGTGCTCCAAGAACTCAGAGCAAAGTTGTTCTGCCAGCAGAATACGAGGAGCAACAACAACAGCAGTCATACCGTTGTCGATATACTGACAGTTGACAATCAGATCGTGGAACATAACTGGGGTTTTACCGCCGCCAGTAGGAATCACGATTTGACCCTTGTCAAATGCCAACATAGAGTCCAGAGCATCTTGCTGGTGGGGACGGAGTTGCATCACTGACTCATTGACGATAGACTTATTATAGCACAAAGGGACCGCTACTGACGGTCCCTGTGACGGTTCTTCAACTGTCCTATAAGAGCTCAGACTCTCATCTCCAACCCGGACAAAGGTAGTCTACCGACTTATCAGGATAATGTCAAGCTGGTACTACCAACCCCAGGAACATTGAAGGTTAAGACACTGCCAGAGACTGATATTTCAACAGGTCCACCTATACCACTTGTGAAACCATTGGATGCTGTTACAATACCAGAGTTTATTGTTACCTCAGTACCTACTTTCAGTTCTGATACAGTCGCAATGCCTGTACTTACAGAGAACGCAGAAACAATACCACCAACAACATTGACTGCATCAGTTGCAACACCAGCAACGTTTGCATAGGTTGTGATACCAATTTCACCCAGAGTCTTCCACGAAGTACCGTTATAGTATTCTGGTGCAGTTATGCTAGTATTGTAGACAATGGCACCACCAATGTTATCGGTGACTGTATCAAGTGCGTTTCTTTCTGAGGTGCTGACGGCAGGAACCATCATGAAACGATATGCATCAGAGCTATATCCTCTTCCAGCATCTCTGAAATCAACAGCAGACTTTGGTCTGGTAGTTCCAACACCAACCGCTTCAATAATTGCTCTCTTACCAACAGCGTTGATGTCTACATTTGGATAGATAGTCTCGCTACCAATACCAAGGAATGATGTGTTTGCAACTATTCCAAGGTCATTTGTTAGATCATTAGCAGTGCCAAGTTGGAAGTTGAATAGTGTTGAGGTGGTTCCAATACCAACAGATGATAACTTTGCAAAGTTTGTAACATCAATATCAAAGAATGTTGAAACACCAGAAGTATTATTCAGGTTTGCATTGATGCCACCAAGAACATTCAAAGTATTGGTGGTGAATACACCATCAACAGTTAAGTCTCCGCCTAGATCTGTATCTCCAACTACGAATAGGTCATCACCAATGAATAAGTCTTCGGTGATAGTTGCAAAGCCAACAACATGCAACTCATGGTCAGGTGTGGTCTTTGCAATACCTAACTTACCATCCCAAGTTAGAGTCATTCTGGCGGTCTGATCTTGACCGTATATCCAGTTAAAGTCGCCAGTGTTGATACCAGCAGCACCTTGATGAATGTACTGGTTTATATCACCAACATCATAGTTGACTAGATCTAGTGCATGTGCTCCACTGAACGAACCTGATAGGTTACCGAAACGAATCTCTCCACCTAGTTGACCTCTGGCAAGAGTATTTCCAATAGCAACATATCCGTCTTGTGGTGCGGTAACTAGAACACCAGCAGAACTATTCTTGACAATGTGTACATCTGCTGCTGGTGCAACAGTATTGACACCGATATTATTCTCGACGAACAATCTATTAGTTACTGTCGAGATACCAGTGGTAGAGATATTAGAGTTGATATTTGTTGCAGTTACAATACCAACAACAATGTCTGGGGTTCCTGTAAGTGATCTTGCAGTTGATGCAGTTCCTGTTACATCGCCAGTAATGTCGCCCGTTAAAGTGCCTTGAATACCGCCAAGAGCAGTAAGGATACCAGCAGATATATTGAGACCATTACTGACGCTCAGAGCACCCGTAGAGACTCTCTGTGATGTTATAATTCCACTGATATTGATGTCAGATGGAAGTCTTGCATTATCCAGAGTTCCATGTATAATGTTAGATGCGTTTAACGATGTTAAACCATATCCAACACCAAGATACTCTTTCGCAGTTACAATACCTGTGGAGTAAATGTTACCAGTTGAATCAATGCCAACACCAGTTACACCGATGGTTCCAAACTCTCTCGTTGAGTCGGTTCCAGCAACTTGGAATGGATATATTGGGGAGATTGTATTAACACCAACATAACCTTGTGCATAAATGCTGGTAAAACCTAGACCAATATCAACATCTAACCACTGAGAAGTTGGTAGGTTGAGCAGTCTCCCACCATCACCATAGTAAGTTACAACACCTGCTAACGAAGTTGCAGTAATGATTCCAGATGTAGTGACGGAAACAATACCAACTTCTAAATTACCACCAAGAGTCGATATTCCAGACGTTCTGATAGTTTGTGCAAAGACTTCGGTAGCAGTTACAAGACCTACAACCTTTGCAGTACCTCTTACATCAAGAACTTCGGTTGGAACAGATGTGCCAATTCCAACCAAACCATTAGGGTTTACGATTAAATTGTCTTCATCTACCTGTACACCATTACGAAAGTTAAATGTCTTTCTAATATTGGCCATCGTGTATGGTATTTTTAGTTATTTATTATTAATTTTTAATTGCCGTAAAAATGATGCATGGTGCTGCTGCATCTTGTCTTGAAGAAGCACTATCAACATATTCTTCATTCAAGTCTTCCTTCATAGGGAATACATTGTAGAACATAAAGTTGATAAGGTTCATGTGCTTCTGTCCAAGAGGAGTCAAAACATCAGACAACTGAGCGTTTGGACTCACTCTTTCAAATACAACATTCCAGAAGTTTTCTAGTGTGTTGTCTCTGAATCTTAGGGAGATGTTTGCATTGTTTCCCTTATGTGCAACCAATAAGTCTTGAACTTCATCAATAAAGAACGTTCTCAAATGTAATGATGAGTCTGTTGGTGGGATAACATATCCATCAGGAACTGAGAAGTTGTGCTGTTCCAGTTTTCTAATAAATGCTGGAACATTCATAAGCATACCTAAACTATTATCAGAATATCCATAATCTTCTGAAATAGGAGAAAGTGACTTGAATGGGTTAAACTCTGTCCAGTATTCTGGAACATGTGTTTGTTTTCCAGTGTTTAGGTCATAAGTATTCTCTGCCGTAGAGTCTCTCATGTACTGAGTATATCTTTCTACGTCCGCTTGCTTCATTGATTCTTTGGTGACATCAAAGACTCGTTGTAAGTTGACCTTTGAGTCTAGTTCTGACATTACACCTTCTAGTGTAGATCCTGGGTGCTTACTGAATAACTTACCGCCTGGTTTTAGAACACGATAACACTCAGCAATCATTCTGTCCGCATCTTCCGCATACCCAATAGTTTCTAGGAAGATGATAGTATCGAAGTAGTTATCTTTGAATGGTAGATTATCCCAAGTTGCAACCTTGAACCTTGCTTGATACTCTGGGTTTGCCTCTTTGGCACATCTAATTTGTTCTTCCGACGCATCAATACCATAGTATCTGGTAGATGGTCTTTGTTGGATTAGTCTCTTAAAGAAATATCCACCGCCGCAACCACACTCTAAAACATATCTACCCATGCCAGATAGACTGATAATATTATCAACATCTTGCTGAATGAAAGTGCTCTCTTCCGAGTCAATATCAACCAGCAAAGCACCATTGTAATAATGGTCAGTCTCATTATTCAACAAAGATGCTATTGAATTATAGTATTCAAGAGTGTTTGCCATTTTTTTATTTTTATTTATTGGATGTATGGGTTTGTTGAGTTATATGTTCTGTAAAACTTGACCGTTGGTTTCTGGTTCTTGTAGAGTTTTACTTTGAAGTGATAATGAAACTTAGTTGGTGTGTACCCTTCAAACATACTTTCATACTTATCAAATAGTTCTCCATTCACATGAGGGAAACATTCTTTAAGTGCTGTCTTTACATGCAAGAAGTTTTCTACCGTATAGTTTGGTAATAGTTCTACATTGATATTATCATGCACCACATTGCCATTCTTGTCAAAGTCAAACGCATACAAAACATTGTATGCTCCACCACCAAGAAGTCCTGCAAGTTCTAGTGCATCATTCTTCATTTTGTGGTCTATCTTATTAAACTCTCCAAAGAGAAACCCACACTTAAAGTCTGTTTTCTTACCAATGTCACCCATCAGTTTAGTAAAGTAACTGTACTGATAATTTGTATTCAAACCAAAAGCATCATTTATCAACTGATACTCCTGCTCGCTTACACCGTTCAACGATAAGTGAAAGTATGGTGACTCAATAAACTTATTACATGGTGTTATTGCCTTATGGAATGTGCGCATCCCTCTAACACCATCTAGTTTATCTGTTAAGATATTGTAGATAGTTTCATATTCTTTTTCTATCTTAGACTTTTTTGGAAAAGAAACTTTTTGATAATCTAAGAAGCAATAATGATAAGAAACATGGTCAGAGGTTAAGTCCCTCTCGAAAAGATAATAAGTCATAGTTGATTATTATGAATACCAATCCAGAAAACTATTGTGTGTCTATTGCCAGATGTAATGGGAGTAACACCGTGATAATACATCCAGTTACTAGGAAAGACAATAACATCTCCTGTCTTGAAACCGTATGTTTTTCCTATTGATGGAAAGTCTAGATAACCTCCCTCATAGTCTTCATTAAGATAAACGCAAACGGTCAGTAACCTAGAAAAGTTTAGAGACTCTGCATAGTGGTCATGATGTACTCTAAAAAAGTTATCCTTAGAATAGTCTAAGATGTGAGCATCACTCACACTCAGTCTGTCACCATAAGCATAGTAGAATGGTCTAACATCTCTGGTGTATCTTCTACCAACTTCTGCCGCCACATCTTTTACAGTTTTATCTGCAAAGTTTTTGAACGTTGCATCAACTGCATACAGGTTGACATACTCTCCTGTTCTAAGAAGATCGGTCATTGGACTATCAAATTTATTTTTGTTAGTCTCGTTGGCAATCTTTTCAGAAAACTCTTGACAAGTTTCCTTTTTTAGTAGGTTTGTATAAACCTTGACATACTGATCTGCTCTAAGGTCAAACTTCTTTTCTTTAACCTAAGAGAGCATTTGGTTATATTC